GCTGAAAACCCAGACAGCCTGCGCGGCATCTATCTTGATGGCTGCGTGATGGACGAGGTTGCTGACATGCCAGAGAACGTGTTTCCTGAAGTCCTCAGACCTGCGCTATCGGATCGGAAGGGGTTTTGTATTTTCGTCGGCACTCCCAAGGGGCATAATGCGTTTTATGATTATTATGAGCAGGCGACTGGTGATGATGAGTGGTTGTCGGCTGTATACAAGGCGAGCCAGACTGGGCTGCTTGACGACGAGGAATTGGAAGCAGCCAAGCGGATGATGACGCATGATCAGTACATGCAGGAGTTTGAGTGTAGCTGGAATGCGAATGTGCCTGGCGCGATTTATGGTGCGGATTTGGAGAAGATTGCGACTGCTGGGCAGATTACGAAGGTGCCTTATGATCCGACTGCCAAGGTGGACACATGGTGGGATTTGGGAGTTGGAGATAGCACGAGCATACTATTTACGCAGACGATTGGTCGTGCTGTTCATGTGATTGACTATTATGAGAATAGAAATCAGGGGTTGCCGCATTATTGCCAGATATTGAATGAGCGGAACTATTTGTATGGGACGCACAATGCCCCGCATGACATTGAAGTGAGGGAGCTTGGCAGCGGGAAGTCTAGGCGGGAGACTGCCTGGGATTTGGGGCTGAATTTTCGAGTTGTTCCTAAGTTGCCGTTGGAGGATGGAATACACGCGGCTCAGATGCTGATACCGCGTTTGTGGTTTGACCGTGAGAAGTGCAAGCAGTTGCTGGAGTGTTTGCGGCAGTATCATAGGGCGTATAATGATAAGAGCAGGACGTTTCGGGCTAATCCTGTTCATGATTGGAGCAGCCACGCTGCTGATGCGTTTCGGTATTTTGCGGTTGGTTTGAAGGAGACTGGCACGAGCTATAAGGCACCGCAGGTTCAGGCGGTGATGGATTATGACCCGTTTGCCGCTTGAGTATAGATTAGCGACTGAGTGGGACGTTCCTGCTGTGACTGATTTATGTAAGGAGTTTCACGGGGTTTCGTATCAGCGGTCTGTGCCGTTTGACTGGGATAAGATGGTGGGGTGGGTCAGTGATCGAATTGATGACGATGGTAGTTTGGTTTATGGGTGTTGGTCTGGGGATTTACTTGTCGGATGTATTATAGGTTTGACGTATGTGCCGCCATATAGCGAGAGGGTAGTCGCAGGCGATTATATCTGGTATGTTAGGCCAGAGCATCGTGGCGGCATGGCGGGGGTTCGTCTGATGAGGATGCTAGAGAGTTGGGCGTTAGATGCTGGTGCTGCTCAGATTTTGACAGGCGCGACATCTGGCATTAAGAGTGAAAGGGGCGCTGCGTTGCTGGAGCGTCTGGGTTTTGTTCCTACGGGGACGAGTATGTATAAGGATGTTTAGCTATGGGTGGTTTTTGTGGTGGTGGTCGTGAGCCAGAAACGCGGTCAACTGGTAGCCCGTCAGGGACGCAGACGCGCGGATCGTCACCGCGTCCAAAGTCTAAGCCTGATCCTGTTTCCCGCACAGTTTCCAACTTTACAAGAAGTTTTATGAATGACCTTACGATAGGGCTGTCTACGTTTGGGCAGACAGGTGAGGCGCAAGCTGAAACATTGCGATCTAAAGGTTACAGCGATGATGTAATTAAAGATTATCAAGATCGAACTGCGGCTACAAAAGCAAGAGGTGCTGCTGAGGCTGCCAAGGCTGCTGCGAGAAGAAGCGACGATGACAGCCCAGCGCAAGCTGCCACGTCAGTTGTAACATCGCCTGCAACAATTGCCACGACAACGACGACTGACGTTCCTGAGCCGCCTGCTGCGCCTTCTTCTGATGCAGAGCCTGAGCCTGGGTCAGCAGAGGAGTCTGTGGTTGAAGGCGCGAAGAAGCGCAAAGGTCGTGCGTCTACGATTACGACAGCGCCGTCTGGTTTGCTGACGACACCTAAGACCCGCCGCCGCAGATCGTTGATGGGCGGTGAGGAGCCTGTGGGATTAATTTCATGATGTATCGCAGGCCGCAGAATATTGCTGGTGAGATGGGGCGCATGTCGTCCCAGCCTGCCAAGCGCCGTGCAGACATGACAGTTGATCCTTTGGAGCGGTTAAACCAAAAGATGGCTGGACGCATGCAAGGCGGGGCTGTTGAGGGGAAAGAGAAGCGCAAGAAGCGTTCTATGTTAAATAGTATTGGAATGATGTAATGGCACAAGTAAATCCGTTAGTTGCGCAGCTAGATCGTAGATATAAGACTTTGCAGACGCAAAGATCAAATTGGGAAAAGCACTGGCAGGAGCTTGCGGATTATATGTTGCCGCGCAAAGCGGATATTACGAAAAAGAGAACCCAAGGTGATAAGCGCACAGAGCTGATCTATGATGGCACTGCTGTTCATGCGGTTGAGCTTTTATCTTCCTCTCTTCACGGCATGCTTACTTCTCCCAGTACGCCTTGGTTCTCTATGCGGTATCGTGATCCTGCGTTGCAGGGCGATGATGCTGCAAATGAGTGGTTGGAAGTCTGCATGGATCAGATGTATCAGGCTTTCAATCGCTCAAACTTTCAGCAAGAGATACATGAGCTGTATTATGATTTGGTCGTGTTTGGCACGGCTGCCTTTTATGTTGAGGGGGATCGTGATGGCTTGCGGTTTAGTGCGCGTCACATTGCCGAGGTGACAGTTGCTGAGGACGCAAATGGCACTGTAGATACGGTTTATCGCAAGTTTAAGATTAGTGCGCGAGCGGCAGCGCAGCGTTTTGGCGAAGAAAATCTTCCAACGCAGATGACGAAGGACTTGAAAAACGATCCGCACAAAGAGCATGACTTGGTGCATGTTGTTTATCCGCGTGGGGAAAGCAAAGGTAGGCTCGCCAAGAACAAGCCTGTTGCGTCTGTTTATTATCACTTAGACAGCAAGGCGTTGATTTCAGAGAGTGGGTTTGACGATTTCCCATTTATGGTGCCGCGTTTTGTTAAAGACAGCGTAAGCACTTATGGACGTTCGCCTGCGATGAATGCGTTGCCTGATGTTAAGATGCTTAACAAGATGTCGGAAACAACGATTAGGGCTGCGCAGAAGCAGATTGACCCGCCGTTGATGGTTCCTGACGATGGATTTGTTTTGCCAGTGCGCACAACGCCAGGTGCGTTGAACTTCTATCGCACAGGTACGCGGGATCGTTTGGAGCCGTTGCAGATTGGCGCAAACAATCCATTAGGTTTGAACATGGAAGAGCAACGGCGCAATGCGATCCGTCAGGCATTCTATGTAGATCAGTTGTTGATGTCACAAGGCCCAGCGATGACAGCGACTGAAGTGTTGCAGCGCAATGAAGAGAAGATGCGGTTGCTCGGGCCTGTACTCGGACGGTTGCAGTCCGAGTTGTTGCAGCCTCTTATTTCCCGCTCCTTTGCGCTGCTGCTCAGGAACGGACTACTCCCAGCCGCTCCTGAGCAACTACAAGGTCAGGACATTGACATTGAGTATGTAAGCCCACTGGCGAAGGCGCAGAAGCTGACTGACTTGCAGTCTATGCTGCGCGGGTTTGAGGTCATGATGCAGGTTGCTGAGATTGCGCCTGTCATGGATTACTTGGACAGTGATAAGCTTGTGCAATACTTGGTTGAGGTCACTGGCATTCCTGCGCGTGTGATCCGCAGCGACGATGAGGTTGCGCGTATCCGCAGGCAGCAGGCGCAGGCGGCACAGCAGCAGCAAGAGATGGAGCAGCAGATGATGTCGGCTGAGGCGGCTGGTCAGGTTGCGCCACTGGTTAAGGCTGTAGGTGGGCTTGAGCAGTGAAGAAAATTGAAGACTTAAAACTTTCCTATCGACGGACGTTCAACACGGACGATGGAGAAATTGTATTGAGTGATCTTAAAACTCGCTTTGGGTTTGAGACAACCACTTATTCGGACAATCCTTACGAAAGTGCATTTAACGAAGGTCAACGAGCAGCAGTGCTGTTGATTGTCCGTATGTTGACCGAAGGAAAGGACACCTCATGAGCGAAGAGGTAATGGATACAGGTGCAGCGGAAGCGGCAGTTTCAGCGGCGGCAGAAGCGGCACCAGTTAGTTTTTTAGAGAGTTTGCCAGAAGACTTGCGCAATGAACCAAGCTTGCGCACGTTTACTGACCCTGGCGCGTTGGCAAAGAGTTATGTCAATGCCCAACGCATGATTGGCGCAGATAAGATTGCGCTGCCAGGTAAATCTGCAACTCCTGATGAGTGGAGAGAGGTTTACAACAAGTTAGGTGCGCCAACAGAAGCAAGTGGTTATGAGTTTGATGGTGATGTTCCTCTTGAGGAAAATTACTTAAACTCGTTCCGCGAGCATGCATTAAATGCAGGTTTGCGCCCCAGCCAAGCAAATGAGATGATGAACTTTGTGCGCAGTACGATTCAAGGCATGAATGAAGGCATGTCGCAGAGCGCAGAAGAGGCTCGCCACGCGGGTGAACAAGAATTGCGACAAGAGTTTGGTCAAGCGTTTGAGCAGCGCCTAGAGTTGGCTCAGATGGCTGCTCGCAACCTATTAGGTGGCACAGAGATGTTTGACAACATTCAACTGTCTGACGGGCGCATGTTAGGCGATCATCCAGACATCATTCGCATGTTTTCCAACCTTGCTTCACAGATTGGCGAAGACAATTTGGCAGGCGAAACAACTGAGCTAATTATGACTCCAGAAGAAGCATCACGGCAAATTGCAGAGATGACTAGACGAGATGGGCCATATTTTGATAGGATGCACCCAGAGCATGACACTTACGTTGCAGAAGTATTGCGGCTTAGGGAGTATATGTAGTGGATAACCGCGAGGCCCACGAACAAGCTTGTAAGTCAAGCGGAGTAGCTGCCCTAAGCAGTAGCACGGCCCCACATGGGACAACCAAGCGCAGCAAACCTAAAACTGAAACTGTAAGGGGATGACGAAATGTCTACTCAAATTACTACAGCTTTTGTCAATCAGTTTTCTGCAAACATCCAGATGTTGTCACAACAGATGGGTTCTCTGCTGCGAGCAGCGGTAGATGTAGAAAGCGTGAATGGCGAGAAAGCTTTCTTTGACCAAGTAGGTGAGGCAGCAGCCGTCCTACGCACATCACGCCACGCGGATACACCGTTGATTGATACACCTCACTCACGCCGCATGGTTACTATGTCTGACTACGAGTACGCAGACTTGATCGACGATCAAGACAAAGTGCGTCTACTTGTTGATCCGACATCAACATACAGCCGTGCTGCCGCAGCAGCTATGGGTCGCGCAATGGATGATGTCATCATCTCAGCGGCACTTGGTACTGCGCAGACAGGTAAAGACGGTGCGACAGCTACAGCATTGCCATCAGCACAGAAAATCGCGGTTGCGGCTTCTGGTTTGACAATTGCTAAGTTGGTATCAGCGAAGGAAATCTTGGACAGCGGTAATGTTGATCCATCTATCCCTCGTCACATCGTTGTTTCACCTAAGCAAGTTTCTGACTTGTTGAACAACACGACTGTAACATCAAGCGATTACAACACTGTAAAAGCGTTGGCGATGGGTGAAATCAACACATTTGTTGGCTTCCAGTTCCATGTAAGCAACCGTCTAGGTACAGATGGTTCAGGTGATCGCCAGGTTATCGCATTTGCTGGTGACGGCATCAAACTAGCGGTTGGCAAAGAGCCAGCAGCTCGCATTGATGAACGTGCTGACAAGTCATACGCAACGCAAGTCTACTATTGCCAATCTATCGGTGCGACACGCATGGAAGAAAGCAAAGTAGTCGAAATCGCTTGTTCTGAATAAGGAGACTGAAAAATGGCTACTGTATATTCAGCACAACGCACTAACACACGCGCTACTCCAGCCGTGATGAACAAAGCCAATGAGCTTGGTGGACGTATCCGCGTAGCTCATGGCACATACGAGGCATCTGCTCTAGCGTCTGGTGACGTTATTGAGATGTTTGTTCTGCCAGACGGCGCACGTTTGTTGGAAGGCTCTTTGGCGCATGACGCGCTAGGTGCATCAACAACATTGTCTGTAGGCTATGCAGCACACACAAACGCGGCGGGTACAGCAGTATCTGCGTCAGCGGCGGCATACAAAGCAGCGGCGGCGTCTACATCTGCGCAGAAGGTGGACGTTCTTGCAACTCTAGCTCTAGGCTCAGGCTCAGAGACAGACACAAACGAGGACGGCGTTGCCATCACTGTAACAATGGGCGGTGCTGCTGGCACTGGCACTATTGAACTTACAGTCAAGTATGTGGTTGACTAATTAGAGCGGGGCGGGAAACCGCCCCCTCTTTTACAGGATGGAAGCAGATGGCAAGTACAGTTGATATTGCAAACTTTGCGCTAAACAATTTAGGCGCATCTAACATTTCCTCGCTGACAGAAAACAGTAAAGCAGCAAGGGTTGTTAATCAAAGATATGAAGCTGTACGCGATGCTGTGTTTCGCGCACATCCTTGGAATTGCTTGATACAAAGAGCGCAACTTGCGCAGGAGACAGACACGCCTGCGTTTGGTTATGCATATCAGTATGCACTGCCGACTAATCCATATTGTTTGCGTGTTTTAGAGTTCTCAAACGGCAGTATGTCGTATCCGCAAGATAATATGTCAAACAATACTGGTGGCCCAGTTTTTGTTATTGAAGGGCGAAAGCTACTGACGGACGAAGGCACGGCGCGGATAAAGTATATTGGTCGCGTTACCGATCCTCAGCAATACGATGCAAGCTTAGTAGAGGCTTTGGCTGCTCGACTTGGCGCAGAGATATGCTATGCAATCACTGGCTCAACATCTATGGTACAAATCCAAACAGCATTGTATGAAGCTAAGATGACCGAGGCTCGATTTAATGATGCGACAGAGGGCGCACCTCAACGCATAGAGGCAAGTGACTTTATTGAAAGC